TGCAGATCTTCGCGGACATGAAGACCAACACCACTACCCAGACGGGCGAGGGCAAGGACCTGTCTGCGGAGATGAAGACCTATTACTCCGACTATCTGATCGATCTGGCAGAGCCGGAGCTTGTGCATGACCAGTTTGGTCAGAAGCACCCCATCCCCAAGAACGGCGGCAAGACCATTGAGTTCCGTCAGTATGATCCCCTCCCTGAGATGACCACCGCCCTTACCGAAGGCGTGACCCCTGACGGCCAGAGCCTGAACGTGAAGAAGCTGGAGGCCACCGTGAAGCAGTACGGCGGCTACGTCACTCTGTCCGATATGCTGATTTTGGCAGCCATCGACAACAACGTGGTGCAGGCCACCAAGCTGATCGCCTCTCAGGCCGGACGAACCCTGGACACCATCACCCGCGACATTCTAAACGCCGGTACCATTGTCCAGTACGCCGACGGCTCCGTGACTGCCCGCGCCAATCTGGTGGGCGGCAGCGCCACCGAGAGCGAGAACAATTATCTGACCGTGGATGCCATCAAGAAGGCCGTCCGCACTCTGGAGGCGCAGGACGCTCCCAAGATCAACGGCTACTATGTGGGCATCATCCATCCCAACGCCAAGTATGACCTGATGAAGGACCCTGAGTGGAAGAGCCCCCACGAGTATGTGGACACCGCCAACATCTACAAGAACGAGATCGGCGAGCTGTACGGTGTCCGCTTTGTGCAGTCCAGCCGCGCCAAGGTGTGGAAGGACGCTGCCAAAAATAAGGCCACCGGCACGGAGGTCGCCAACAAGCGGGACGTGTACTCCACCCTGATCCTTGCGGATGACGCCTACGGCATCACCGATATCTCCGGCGGCGGTCTGCAGCACATCGTCAAGCAGCTGGGCAGCGCCGGTTCCGGCGATCCCCTGGATCAGCGCGCCACCGTCGGCTGGAAGGCCACCAAGACGGCGGAGATCCTGGTCCAGCAGTACATGGTCCGTATCGAAACGACCGTCAGCGCCTGATAGGAGGACAGAATGAGCGAAGCTAAGAAGGTAACGGATCCCAATGAGGAGCTGGTAGAGTATACCGCACCTCTCATGGGCCGCACGGATTCCCGCGATATCATCGTGGGCGTCAATGGTGAGATCATCCGCATTATGCGTGGTGAGACTGTGCAGATCAAGCGGAAGTTCCTGCTGGTGCTGCAGAACGCAGAGAAACAGGAAATGGAAGCCTACAAGGCACAGATGGCGGCGCAGAAGAACAGCGCCAAGGCTTTGGCCGATATGTAACCCGATGCGGGCAGACGGTTTCCTGCCGTTTGCCCGCATTTTCTATGGAGGGCGTATGAATCGCATTATTTCACTGTCCGTTGAGGACATGTATATCAAATATACCGGGGAAGCGTTCGGAGCCACCGGATCCCACAACGCCGTGACCCTGCGGATGACATTCGGCCCTGCATGGGAGGGCACCGCCAAGACGGCGTATTTCACCGATGCGCTGGGGAACACTTCCGTGGCGCTGGTGCTGGGACTGGACACGCTGGTGGATGGAGCCTATGAAGTGGACGTGCCCTCCGAGGCGCTGAAAACCGCAGGCGTGGCGACCATTACTATCAAGGGCGTACTGGTATCCGGAGAGACCACCACAAAGGCCATCACCACGGCGGCGGGGCATTTCCGGGTATTGGATTCCGAATTGCCGGAAAGCGCCGGGAACGCCGGGACCATCACACCCAGCGACAAGGACCAACTGCAGGCGGAGATTGCCGGGCTTGAAAATCTGTTTACCACTGCAAAAGCGGCGGCAGAAGCAGCAGCGGCCAACGCAAAAGTAAACGAGGCCAA